CACGATGCTCTGCTCAAATACAGGGGAAGCGCCAATTAGCTCCAAGTCCTCCAAATGCACGTACACTTTAAAAGTGGGTGCCGCGGAACTGGGCAAAACCGGCGTAGGCACGATGTTGTTAACGGCGAAATGACCCTTCCACTCATTAGCACCTGGCGTTAGCGGTAAGTAATCCAATGGATAAAACCAAGGGACATTCAAGGTGGCCATAGTGTTCTCAGACACATCTAGCCTAACGTGAGGCAGCATGGTGCAAGCGGGAGGAAACACCCCCCTAGTCCAAACGTCGATATCAGTGGAATCGCCATCGTATTGGTACGACATGGCCAGCACACCTGAATGAAACGGATTGGCAGCAACGGTCAACGTAAAAACTAAATTAAATCGCACACCGGCCACACCCTCTAAGCGGGTTAAACCGCCAGGAAACCAGAGATTAAAAACTCTGTTGGTGTCAACCAGAACAGTCCACAAATTGGCCTGACTGGGGGAACACAAGTTGGTATTCACCAATCTTGGACGCCTAAAGTATTCCTTTAAGTCCTGCACCTCAACCTCTCCAGCGGCAAAAGCCGTGGAGGAGGATTCATAGGGCATGGTCGCACAGAGGGCAGCCTCCTGGACAAACGACATCACACCTGTGGCCTCTGGGGCCGAATTTATAGCCAGACTCTCGATAGGCGCGCACTCGGAGACATTGGCTGTTTGGTTTTTGTTTAGTTCAGTGTATCGGTTTAAAGTGCGGGTAAGATACTATCGCCGCAAGTGTGTGAACTCTCTGACTCAGTCTGAGTAGTAAGGTGTATACCAAGGGTGTTATCCTGACGACGCGGAATGTCATCACACATATTTCCATGATCCGCGCCCGTATATACTTAGTACCACGCGTCGGCCCTGTCGAGCACCCACGTCCTAGCGCTCTCGCGCGTACGGAATGGTAGCTCGAAGTTCTCCTCGACGGAAAACTCTTCCAGCCGGGCCTGGTACTTGTCCCACATAGCGGGACTGTGCAAACAGAGCTCACCTTGCATCTGTTCCACATTACGAAACAAGTCCCCCTTCAAATCGCGAGGGTTCTTAAACCAGTACGGTGTGTATAGAAAACTGTCGGGATCAAGCGGTGCAGCCCAACCACCGCTAGCCTCCTCGTCTACCGCGAAAGTGCGCTTCAAAAAGGTAAGCTGCTCAATGCCTTCGTAAGGCACAAGCTCAGCATCCTTCTTGTCGGACGTATAAGTCAAACCGAAAAGCTCCTTCATCAACTTGGACACGGTGACCTGATTAAAGACGTCGG